CTGTTCTAAAAATTTTGCAAACTCATCATCTTTATTAATTGCTTCTGCGAGCTCTTCCTGAGCCGCAACAAGGGCGCGGTTAAATGTTTCTTGGTTTATCGCACCAACTCCTAATAACTCGTTGAGTTCCCGTTGCTTTTCAATAAATTGTTCTTGTGGAGTAAGGAACTCTTCAGTAATGCCCACACCACGTTCTAGCTGATCATTGTACTCAATCACTGCCGGCAATTGTTCACGGTATGTTTCTGTTAGGGCGGCCAAATTACGTTGATATGTTTCTGTGCTAATGACACCCGCATCCAGAAGTCTATTAGCTTGTTCCAAACTGGATTCAAACTCTTCGAGTGGTGTTTGTAAACTGGCTGTCATAGTTTCACCCAGTTTTTCAAGGCTTTTCCTTAAACGTTCCGCAGCCGCAACTTGCCTCTCAGTCATCCGTCCAAGCATATTGGAAGGTGCGGGATCTTCACTTAAATCGAGGTCCGCGGCAGCCTGACGGCGCTTGCGGTTTTCTTCAAATATGCGCCGCTGTTCATCAAGACCCTCAGCAACAACTGTATTGGCCCTATCTAATTCTGCTTGAAGCCTAACTCGTTCTTCTGAGGCCGCAGCGGATAGTGCATCAATATCGCCGCCAAAGAAATGATCAATAATACCCGTGGCAGCACCGACGGGTGAGAATTGGAAAAACACAGAGTCCTCCACCAACTGTCTTGCTGACTCAAAAGTTTCAGTAAGGGTGGTTAAAACTGTGTTCTTAAATAAAGCGAATTGTTCATCTACCACTGAAAGCCCACCAGCCAACGCACTAATGAATTGAGATACTGCGAAGGCACCCTCAAAGAAACTATCACTCGTATTGTCGAGGCTGGTTCCCACCAACTGTATTGATTTGGCACCCTGAGCGAAAAATCCTGTAGCTTCACCAAATCGACCAACAAATCGAATTAAGGAACTTTCTAACGTAACAAACGCTTGACCGATAGTCACATCGATACTACCAAATTCGGCCTCGAGAACATCCTTCTGAGATTCCAGCGCCGCAATGACGTCCTGGGCGCTCAACTTGCCTGCTTTACCTAATTCACGTAGAGCGCCGATTGGTACTTGCAAACCATCAGCGATAGCCCTAGCAAGCCTTGGAGTTTGCTCAAGTACGGAACGCAGTTCGTCACCCCGCAGTGTTCCAGACGCTAGGCCCTGTCCCAACTGAACGATTGCGGCATTTGCTGCGGTAGCTGAAACACCTGATATGGTAATAGCTTTTGAAACGGATTTGGTAACATCAAGAACACGTTGTTGACTGATGCCTAGGAGTTCCGCTGATCGAGCGATTCTTTGATAAAGTTCTGCGGTGCTCGCTAAACCAACACGAGCTTCTTGCGCGATCCTAAATACTTGTTCAGTTACGGCATTAAGTTCATCTTGCCCATCAGTAACAAGACGAATTCTGTTATTAACTAAGGTCCAGGCATCTGCGTAGGCTATGACTTTACCGATCGCAAGGATGCCACCCAATGCGCCTATGGCTTGCCCGAGATTAGCGCTTGATTTTGATGTTTGCCGAAATGCGCGGTTGGTTCTTTTTAAAGATTCGTTAGTCTGTGCTGCACCCTTACGAATATTCTGAAGGCCTTTAACGACTATTCCGGCCCCTCTTTGGGCTCCCCGTCCGTCGATTGTGACTTCCAGCTCTGCCATTTTTCGTTTTCGTCCTTTTCTCTAAATGTTTAAAGTATACATCATCCAGCAATCTTATAAAGCGTAACAGTTCTTCTACTTCATCGCGCTTTAGTAATGTCAACTCTCCGTACGCAATAATTTCAGACAATGGAATTGATTGTGGTGAACCCATAATCCAACTCCTGCCTTTCGTCATTTCTGCATACGCGCTCCACGCCCACTCAAGCGTGATGGGTAATTCTGGTCTGCGGTCTAACGCAGGTACCTCCTTCCCAGATTCACGAAGGGCTAGGAGCTTATCGTAACTGGGACCAAATTCTAGGTCCCATTCAAGAAGCTCCTTTAAACGTTTCCCTCTTGTAACTGTTCCTCGCGTCTAAAGGTAACTTGCTCATTCGCAAGTTCAGTAACCAAATTACGAAAATCCCTTAGATCACGTAAAAGATCGTAGGCAGCATCCTTACTGTATTTGATTGCTTTACCTTTATCGTCTTCAATTCCCTTCCAATCCAGGAGTATAGCTTCAGCCATCGCTCTAAGTAGGAGCTCATCGCTGAGCTCTTCATTAATGGTTTTATTCCGGATTAGGGCTTTGTGGGGTTTTGATATACGACGGATGGCAGCTTGGTGGCGCGGGTTTCCTAACCGCCCCACTAATAGCATACCGCCGTCACCTATATCAACCCAGACGCCGTTCTCCTCGAGATCGAGGTCTGTGGCAAACGTACTGATTTTCATTGGTGGCTTCTCTCATATCATTACGGTGTAGTGCCAGCAGGGAATTTATTGATAGCAACCATGAAGTCACTCGTTGGATCCCTTTTGGCGTTAAACTCGACGCTAACAAGAACATCTGCATCATTTCCTGACGTCTCCGCTGTACCGGAGATAAACTTAATTGCAGGAAAATCGAAGATGTAACTGTCATCAGCGAGGGTGGCTCGGAAACTCAAGCTAACAGTATCAAAATTCAGATACCTTTCGAAAAAGGCTCTATCGAGCAGATATGCTTCAATGGTTCCCGTTACATTCGTCCGCCCGAGTCCAATACCGCTATTGGCTAACTGACCGATACACGGTTGAGCTCGTAGGTTATTCTCTATTGAGAACTCTACATTGGTGAACGAACAATCTGGATCCTCCACCCCATCTATCAGGATGTCGGTAATATTGTCAACAGCATTTAGAACATCTGCCGCTGATACTTCAGTAGGCGCGCCATCACCAATGGTTGCACCAACGCTAAAGGCTTGCTTGCCTTCAAAGGTGAACGATCCATTGATAATGGCTCCAGGTGCAATGGTTAAGGATGCAGTACCAACCCGCATACCCGTGAAGTAATGGAAGACGCCCGTTTCCGGCGAGTCCGTGTCAACGATGACATCACTAAATTGCTTCTCAATCGTGAAGCTCTTACGGATGACAGAGTTAAATACGAACTGGCCACGTACATCAAACGTACCCGCAACTTCATCACTGGCTGGGCCACTAGTGAAAATAATTGTGCCCGCCGCAGCATCGACGCTCGCGACCTTGAAAAAACCATCATTGGTGGGTGAGTTGGCCGAACCACTAATCCGTAAAAATTGCCCAGGTATGACATTCAATAGCCAGTTAGGCGACGGGAGTGGAGAAGCAGCGAGCGTGAAAGTACCAGGCCCTGGAGACGTTGTGGTGAAGCTTGCGACGACACCTGTCTCATTTACTTCGGTTGAAAAATCACGATAGAGCGCGCCAGCTAGAAGAGCATCATGCGACTCGAAAGATAACTCAATGCCAACCTCACCACCAGCGGATACTGCGGTTCGGATGATATCAGATACTTGTCGGTCGCTGCGGATTTCCTCTGTGACGGCGGTCTCAGTCGTTTGCGTGAGAGAATCATTTGTGAAACGAAATTCGTCTAAATTAGGCGCGCCTTCAGGAGATGCGCCGTCATTGGGAATTTCGCCCCATATAGTTTCCTCCACGAAAAATAGTTGAACTGAACTGGAGTCACTCATTTTTCATTTCCTCTAAATTGCAATACATTCATCAGCTTGGTATGAAGTTGTGGCGCGCCATACCGCCCACGATCCATCCACGCCCAATCGGTCAACTGACGTTCCTCGAAAGATGACCCCGTTTACTGTTCGGCCCATGAAAATATCAGCTACGCTGTCTGCTAATTCTTTCGCTAAACCATCACCGCTTCCCGCTGGTATAAATATTTGGACAAGTACGACACCTACGCGCCGAAATCGTCTCCTGATTCCCATACCCACCTGAGTCTGGTTACCAGGTAACACATTTAATCGCACCCAAGTTAAATCCTGGGGTGGAATAAAGTCTACATCTGCGAAGGAGAAAGGTATAGTGGGTTGTTCAACAGGCCACTGTGTATTAAACCTATCGCGAATAGTTTGGCTGTCACTAGCGAATCCCATTTATCTAAACTGAGCCTCCGTCTCTGCCAATGATATAGCAACCATCCCGCTTGGGAATTGGCTACTACTACCTCCTTCAAGAAGGTTTATGTATTCCACATTATTAAAAATGGATATAATCCCAAAAGGTTTCAGCCCGCTGATAGCCGATGCGCCCTTTGCAAATGTGGCTGCACCACTTTTATCAAAACTTTCAAGTGGAGAACCACCACCACCACCTCTTGACACTTGCCAATTTCCACGAGCCCGTCCCGTATCAACTGGTGTACGAAACACTATACGCCTTAAAAGATCCACCGCAATCCTTTTTTGCAATTTAAGATGGTCCGTGGGCATGACTTCAACACCAAACGTTTTTATCTCACGATTGAAGCTTTTTAAATTCTTGATGCGGACAGCCATATCACTGACGCATTTGGATCGTGTAGGCGGCTGCTAAGGCTCCACTATACAGCGGATCGATTCTAACAATTTGCCAACGGGTTCCTTGAAATATAACCTTATCACCGATGATCGGGGTGAATCCTAGATTCAAAGCTTTTAAAGTCGTTATAAGATCGCCCGCTTGCACAGTATCAAAGACCTCACCATATACGGCCCGAAAGTTCTCTCCCGAGGCTAGTCGCTTGCTCAGCGGAACAGGTGGTGTGCCTATAACTGTAGACTCCACCTCAGTCTGCGAGGTTTTGCCTGTCGTGGCATCAAAGGTCTCTGTGGTACGGATATAGGTGAGAGGTCCACCAAAGCTCTCTATCAGCCTCTCAGCCACGGGTCGCATTATGTTATCAAGTAAACCTACCATATTACGCTCTTACCACAGTTCCTGTCTGGGGTGCAGAAGGCCTAAGGAATGGCTCAACGATTTTCATAGCATCCCAGTAGGTATTCGTTTGCCTCGTATTACCGCCATCCTCAGCTGTCATATACTCAACTTCAAGATCACCTACTTTCTCTCTTTTTGTTTTTCTCCCGTAGAATGGCTGGAGGCTCTGTGTATTGCCTGCGACCCCCTCAGTGCTTATTGTCAAAACCGCAATCTGCATCTGCCCGTCTTTTACTTCATCCGGTACGACGTTCTCAGGAATAAAAACAGTATCCTGGAATTGCAAAGGAACGTTTACTTGACGAAAGAAAGGATCGAAGAAATCGGGAACATCTACACCGCGCCGAGGCCAATCCAAAGACTGAAATGCGTTTACACGACTACCCTTCCACAATAGCCGAAGTTTCTGCTGCATATACTGAGCGCCAGAGATAAGAGCTGACTCTTTATTTGCGTTGTCAGCTATGTTCCAACTTGACGCTTCGCCATATGGTTTAAAGAAAGCGTTCGCTTCTGCAAGCGTGACATACGACTGCGCGTCTGTGACTACTGTTCCGTCTTCAACTATGAGTGCCATGACTTACCTCAATTTTTCGTGATGTCCTGTTTTATAGTATACTTACCTTTCGCGATGGTGCGTACTATACCGCCAGGATCAATCATTTGGATATCATAAAAGAATCCACCTGGTGGCACAATCTGCGAAGGATTTGGTGATGACTGGTCATACGGAAAATCAACAATCCCTAAACCACCAGGACTTCGTATAACGCCAGTTATCTCAAACAATTCTTGACCAATGACAGGACTCACAGATATATCTGGGTCTTTTTCTGTATTAACAGTCAAAAGAAAAGTGTATCCAACAAGATCGATAGCAGTAGGTGAAGCATTAGGATCGGTTATACGACGACTGATTGGTTTCGTGTCGCCGCGGAACCGGCATATTTCAAGACTATTCTCGTCACATTCAGCCATTAGCAAACTTTCCTCAAATCAATATCAATAATAACATCCTCGACAATGATATCCTGCGCCGCAGCATCAACCAGAATATCAATGGTTTCGGATTCCACTTGGATCTCTTCTATGGCTTCGGCCATCCGCAAACTTCCTCAACATACAATATCTTCAACGATTTCCTCAACGACAATTTCCGGCGCCACATCTTCAACCTCTATGTCCAGAGTTTCTTCTTCCACCCGTAATGCGGAAATAGTGATAATGTTAAGTGTAGCATCTTGAATCTGGCCCAGGAACCACAATCTTTCCAAAGCAAGACCGTCAATTGTCGCACTAAGCCGCATCTGAAGCTCATCACCAACATCCCACGAAACGTCGACAGTGAACACAAAAATATATCTTCCCTGCGTCGGAGAGTTTGGATCTGCGATAATTGTAATGATTGTCGACTCATCTACATTATTCCTGACTATTACGCCTGTCGGATTTTCTGGGCTAGTTACATCAGCCGCAATGGATTGACCTTGCCCATCCCGCAGGGTGAAACCTCGTTGTACAGCATCCCCTGCGAACATGTACTGACTCAGGTGCGCAAATTGCGTCACCCCAAATCCACTTACAGTCGCTTCAACTAAGTATTGCCACGAATCACCAGTAACGGCATTACTTGGTACGACAAAAGACGTGTCGTATTCAATCGGGCTCAATTGAGCAACCGTAACGGGGATAGACGTAGCCGCCCCGTTACGGTATACCGTTACTGAAGGGAGAGCATCCGCAGTAATCCTGGCGTTATCAGGCCCCCGTATTGCAAACTTGCGATAAAAGGTCTCACCAGGTTGAAGCGGAAAGTTGCTCAACTTAGCTCACGTCAATGAACGGCTGCTTCTCGCTGACTTGGTCAATAATGAATTCCATCGTCGCCTTCCTGGACGTACCAGAAAGTGTGGCCTCGATACTGACAGCAACTAAGTCATTCGTTGCTACACCTGCATAATTGGTTGGAAATGACACCTCATACAAACCCACTATAGGCGTACCAGGTGACGTAGCATCATCAATCAACTGGTCGATTGTAGCGACGATTGTTATATCGACCGCTCCGTTGAGATGAATTTCCTCAATTGTCGGGGATTGTGGTGAAGCACCATCTGGCGCCACCCGATCTCCAGCACTATCTCGCAGGGTAAAAGTTCTCCGCGCCGTACTGTTCTGTCCTACTTGTGTTGCTCCCATCTTACTCTCCTGTTTCAGTTAACTCTAATATTGGGCGTGAATCCTCTCGAATCAATCGTCCCAAACTTTAAACGATCACGTGAATTATTCAAAGCCGCAGCATCTGCGAGAATAACGTACGATTCGCCTTCATCGAATAAGGAAGTAAAGTCAAAGGTATACCACCCATCTCCGAGTTCGGTCATAGTAGCATCTGTCACCACTAGTGTGTTATCACTTATCCTACGAATACGGATTGTAGGCAAAGGTGACATTCCAATCGCTGGACCACCACCGGCAGTCTGATCAAAAAACCATGCTGCGACGTTTTGTGGCAAAGCCATTATAGACTACCAATCATTTTAACTATCCGCATCACCAGAATCAATCTCATCCTTATAATCCTGAATGGCATCGGCGCGTGGCCGTGTAGCGGTTGCCAAAAAGGTGCCAGGGATTGCAGCCCTAAGATTAGCCACCGCACCGGTACTCGCCTTCATTGCATCCATCGCATCTTGCAATTCAATAATTCGATTTGTTAAGAAGTTATCGCGGCGGTTGAACATTTCAATCAGTGCTCTGGCTTGAACGCCTAAATGACTACCTAAAATGTCAGGTGCAAGTTTGGCTTGTTCACGAAAATCTAATAATTCCTGATTATCAACTTGTGCTTGTGTTACGGCATCAATTTGAGCTTGGGTTGGTTCTGCCCTAACATCCCTCCACGCAGTAACCACACCACCATCAGTATCACAATCAGGATTTGGAACTAATACATTGAGTTGTTCCCAAGTCATCTATGTCACCTTAGTTACTAACATCGTCCTGTTTAACATCGTCAAAGTCCCACCAGTTGTCCGGAATCTAATCTCGATCGCCTGCGCCGCGAGGACGTTAATCGCAAGGCCGTGAGTCACACATGCCAACTCGGCGTCAGTAATCGAGCTCTCCATTTCGGTTATCCGTTCAGTGTGAGGAATCTGAACGCCATTGACATAGATCGAAACGAACATATCTTCGGCACCACTGTTTTCCCACGAAGTATTAAATTCGACCTTATAATTACCAGGGCCGGGTGTGATTGTCATGCCAGGGACGAGGACGTCTGACCCGCTGGTGGTCGTCGTGATGCCAGTCGCGCTCGCCTCAGTAACTACCGGCTCGCTACCAGGAATTGTAACATCAGCTGTCCCACCCCCAGCATCACTTGCGACTACTCCTGCTCCAATAAAATTTAATGTATCATGTGGGCCACCTGCAACCACACCACCTTCATCTTCTATAATTACTGTGCTACCAGCACCTGGTGGGCCTGTTGGCCCTGGTGGGCCATTTGCGCCAATAGAAAAGAAAGATAACCGAACACCGTTGGCATGGGTATCACAATCCTGCGCTCCATTTACTCGCTGGGCACGAATTCGAATGACATCAGTATTAACCAAACTAGGAATAATGAACGCATGGGTCGAACCTTCCTCATCTGGGTCATCGTGATAAATCCTGCCCCTTGTTCCTGCTATCTCGACAGAATTTAATTCTAACCATGCTTCAATCGTGGCTGGGGGAGCGGCTATTTCATCTAAGGTGACATCGTATTGGACCCCATAATCGCCATCTGTGTTAATCGTTACTTCATCACCAGATCGAGTAAACGCTGCGGTTTCTTGGCGATTTACATCTAGCCCTACTGTTACCGCCGCCCCAGTAATCGTCGTGGCGGCGTTGGCATAATAATCAGCAAATTCTGCTGCCGCACCTCCACCTCCGCCAGGAATCGTTACAAGAATTTCATCAGCGACAGGTTCTGTAGCGGTAACGCCCGCCCCTGCGAAATTAATCTTTGCAGCCGCAACAGTCAGCGAGACTCCCTCGTCTTCAACCTCCAAAGGGAAGGTTGGCGTCAAATGTGGGTTGGCCGTATCAGCAATATGCGCTTGGATATTTGCATTGGCAGGTTCAGCCCCCACCTGCGCGGCACTCACCGCGTGTGGATTAGCTGTATCAACGATGTGAGCTTGGATATTTGCATTGGCAGGTTCACCACCTAGATTACCTAACGCGGCTCCTGCGGTGACAGCCCCTGTTCCTCCATGATCAAGACCAACCGATTCACCGACCTCCATTTCTGCGAGTGCGTCAGTATCTCCCGCAGTCCGTCTTACCTTTAAGGGAATCTCATCAGCCATTACACCAGTCCAATATTATCCTGAGTGGTATCTTCATTAAAAAATGGAATCTCCCCATCTATTAAATTGATATTATCCTGCGTGGTATCTTCATTGAAAAAGGGAATTATCAATCCAGAATTACTACCTGAATGTGAAGTTACAAAAGCAACCGTCGTATTATTCGCAATCGCTGTTCCCTGTGATTCTACATTTACCAGCGCAAATGTGAAAACACCAGACAATAATGAAGACGCACCTACTTCAGCAATTACAAATTTACTTGCATCTCCCTGATCCTGAACATAAACCAAATCGCCAGACTTTATAAGCGCAAGAAAGGTGGTCATGTCAGTACCACCATCGTTAACTACATTAACATATAACTCAGTGGCATCGTCAACAGTTGTATCATCAAACTGTAATCTCCCTGCGGCTGGGGTACTGGTTATATCAGTTCGGTATCTCCACAAACCTAAACCAGTAAATCCGCCACTACCCGCCGCAGCAGGATCACTGCCACCAACGGATGAAAGATTCGTTCCACTCAATTTACGATCTCCACTGCTACGAAATCACGCCAATACGCGACCAGGTAAAATTCTTCATCTCTGCCTTTAAAGAATTTAACGAGGCAATCCAAACTTCCAACGATTTTAGCGCCTTTGAGTAACTCCATGCAAGGCAGTGGAATATCTTTAAACAAAAATAGGGTAGATACTGGATCTACGGGTTGGGTTGATTTAAAATAAAATTCTACATTAGAAGCACGAGCAGGAACACTGAAAGCTTTAAGATGACCACCCAACTTTGAGTTTATTCTAGCATCTTCAGTATCGTAACAAACGACAGGGCGTTTTCTACTGGCGATAACACTGATGGGATCATTGAATCCTAAAATGCCAGAGATAACCGTTAAACCCTTCTTCCAAACAGGGCCTCGGCAGACAGTGAAAATTAAACTATTTAGATCCGGTTGACTTTTTCTTAGTGGATCGTTTTTTAGTTGTTGATTTTTTACGAGTGGAAGGAGCGTCTGCAGGTTTAGCTTCTGCCTCTTCAGCAGTGGGGGTATCAACGGGCTCTGTTTCAGAACCGGAGTCGACAACCTCTTCTTTGGCAACGTCAGGTTTCTCATCTTCAGGCACTACCTCTGTGGAAGGTTCAGGATCGGATGGCGCCACTCCCTCATCAAGAAACTTACCATCGTCGTCATAGAAGTGGATTTCCGCTTCGGGCCACAGGGCGCGATATGCATCTGCGATAAACTCAGATTTTCCATAGGACTCCTGGATCACAACGGCTTCACATTTAATGCAATGTTGATTTCCTTTAAACCCCGCAGCGAAAACCATATTGACTAAATTGCCTTCAGTACGGACCGCAGCCGCAATGTCTTTCGCGGTGTCAGTTCTATCACGTGTGAAGTAGAGTATTGCTAGTGGCTTTGGCATTTCTATTCCTCGTTATTAAAAAAGGGCGGCCGATTAAGGCCGCCCGTCGTATGGGACTTAGAAGTCCGACCGAATGGCAAAACCACTCAGATCTTTCACGTCGTCCATGACAATATCCCAGTTGGTGCTGGTGCCAAGAGCTGCATCGTTAGGGTTGACGCCACCATTAGTGACATCCCACTTGCTACCCTTACAACCTACATTGTAGGCGTATTCACCTTGCAGGCGAGCAACGATGTTTTCCTTACCGGTGATAACATCGGTATACATCAGTTCCTCTTCACTATCTTCCATCACCACTCCACTATCCACCAGACCTAGCGTGATATATTTCTGCGGAGATACGCTCGTATCGAGCAATGCCGTAGAGTCTGTAACCAGGACAGGACGGTTCAACGTGACAGGGGAGGCCTGTGCGATGTTGAAGTTCGAGATTCCGTCAATGTTGGCAGTGATCTGACTTTGGATCAGTTCGAAGAACGGCTTGGAGTGCATCACCCACATACTGACGCGATTGGATGCGTCACCAAATGTGGCAAGGCCGCTGACCAGGTCATCAGTGGTGAGACCTGCTGCGCCCGTGTGGATCAACGAAGCGTTCGCGGTGATCGATGCGACAACGGACCGCAGACCTGAATCAAGCATCTCGACCTGCATGGCTTTCGCAATCTGCTCACCGAGCAAAAAGCTAAGAACCTCGAGGTCGGCGCTATCACCGAGCTTGCGGAATGAATCGTAAGTCTGATCGACAGGACCGACACGACGGTTTAGCTTCACGCTAATGTTCTCGTCGATTGGCACTGGACTAGACGATACGGTTGGGTTGGCCGGTGAAACGTTTACATCCCGGCGGTTAATGAGACTGGAAACATTCTTAAAGAACGATTCCTGGTGAAAATCACCCCTGCGGCGCTGTGTTACCAGGCGAATGGTGTTAAGTGATGCGGCGTTGAACGCGTCAGTGTTTTGCACCAACGTTTCTACCATACCACCATGCACCAGCTCTGGGTAGATAATACCCTCTGGAAGACGACCAACTCCAGCAAAGGACTCGCGTGTACCTTCTGGCATTTAAGTATCCTCTATCTGAACTAGTAAGCCTTAAGCGGGCAGTTTCATAAACTCGTCTTCGCCGTGCTCTTTAATGAACGCGACTTTGTCCTTCGTTATCATCGTGCTTCGCTTAAGGTCCGAGGGAATCACTCCCTTTTTGCCACCGGGTCCTTCACCGCCTCCACCTGGGGGTGTCCCACCTCCCGACTTCACCGTATTGTCAAACGCAGTAGCATAGGTATCCTGATCTCGCATCTCGCTAACCAGTTCACGAACGGTAAGAAAATTGCCATCTCCGTTCACACGGGGGTTGCCAGCGTCATCAACCACCCGCGCCACGAACGCGCCATCTTCCTCGACCATCTTCACGTGACCCTTCACGTGAGGTAAGAGTAACGTGACATTACCCTTAAATTCATTCAATGCAGCAACCGCTTCAGCGTCAATCGTTTTGCGCTCCAATGCGGTTAGCAATTTCTGCTCCCTTGTATCCCTCTTACCAAGCTCTTCCGTGTGCTTGTCTGTCATTTGTACTTTGAGTTTATCCCACTCGCCTTTCTTTTCTGCTTTGTTCTCGTTGTCCTTATCTTCTAACTCCTTTAAGCGAGTGAACTCTTCAGGGTCATAGCCCGCATACTGTTCTTCTAGTGCGCGTCTTGACTGTGTCAGGGTTTTATTGTTTTCGCGTTCCTTTTGGAGCGCGGACTTCAATCCTGTCACGTCCTCGACCTTATCGGCCGAGACCAATCCTTTGAGTAATTTTAGCTGAAACTTTCCTTCTGCATCAGCTTCGTATTCATCATGTAAATCTTCGGATAGTCCTTCAAGACTATCCAAGGTGGCTTGTAGTGGCATTTCGTTCTCCCTTCCCGGGTTATTGGTAAACTAGTTCGCCATTATATTTGAAATCTGTATTAATTTGCAAGACTTAATTCCCCAGATTCTCTAACTGGTCCAAAGTCAACGGATTACCTCGCATGTCTACAAGCTGAGTGAGAGTGATCTTCCCTTCACGCCAAAGCTCTGCGCGGCCAGGCCCCAATAACTGATTTTGAAAAGAAGTAGATTTACCTCGCAACCAATCAGAAAAAGTAATGTCACCTGGAACTTCTCCGTCCATACTCGCGCGAGTTGCCATTGGAATGTCGGTCGCATCAATACCAAGTTCATCAAAAGACCGTAAGACAGGTACGATTGTGCTGCGACAATTAATGTGTCTGGGTGGCCCACCATTAAAGGGTAATGCATGGTCTATGGGTGACAAGTCCTCGATATCCCACACGAGGCCAGAGTATGCTATGCAGATATCGCTGGTCCTGGAATCAAGTGTGGATACCTGCTGGATCGCCTTCACAACATCATCCATATCCTGAAGGCTGGTTAATCGAACTTGGTTTACAATTTCATTTATGGCGGTACGGACAATAGCTTCAGCACTCCGCCTGCTCGTCTGCATAATGCCCGCCACAGCAATACCATCAACTGTACCCCCCACAATACGCGTCGCTGCCTGCTGAACAGATTCACCGTTTTCTAACGAAACCCGTATCTCGTCCATGAAGCTTTGATGGAATCGGGTTGATTGTCGTTGCCACCAGGAAGTAAGGGAGGCTCCTTCAAACGATAGGCTACTTGATATGGAATTCGTTACTTCAGCGGGGAGTGCGTCGGAGTTAAACTCTATTAAAACATCAGCCATTAAATTACTACGTCACTGAGTCAGTTCATCAAGCTCTTGAGTTAAGTCTTCTAATTCCCAAAGTTGGCGGTCAGTGGCTTGTCCACTGTCCTTCAAATAGGTGAGTTTTCTTATGTCTCTTTTAAGATCTCGAATATCCCGCTTATCAAGAGCTTGTTCAAAAGAACCGATTGTGATATACCGAGTATCCAGCGCCCATACTGTGGGCACGACAACGGCAACCATCGCGGTAGAAACAGCGCCAGCGGTGATTATCAGTTTAATGGACTTCGACATATCATTAAATTTTATCATGGTACATGCTTCCTGACAACATCAGTCGTCTTCTTGGTTTCCACTTTCGCAATACGTCTTACCGATGCCCGCATGATACCTCCAATTTCTGAATAGGCGGTTCGTATCATAGTCCTGGATTCAGCGTTGAGTTTCTTAAGCCGGCGTTCACGTGCGCCTTTGCGAGAGGTTCCATGAATATCAATACTAAATATAAGATCCTTCAAGTCACGCCCTAACTGCGTAAGGCGCTTATTGACATCACTCCGTACGCCTGCGTCAACGCGACGATACAGGACTTCCTGTTGAATCAGATCATCGCGTATTTCAACGGCTGCACTATCGGCCACGTTTGCCCGTTGGGCCTGAGTTCTTGAAATTGTTCGGCCGCTTGTAACTGGTGCCGAGACTCTTTCGTGCGTTACCATTCGCGTCCACAGAGGTTATCAGTGGTTTGGTAATCGGTTGCCCTGCGGTAGATGCAAACCCGCCAGCAGATGGTGTTTGTCTTTGAAGTGCCATTAGTTTCTCCTACGTTTACGGCTGCGACGCCTTTTATGTTTGGGCATTATCTATTGCTCGATCTATTGCCTAAGGTGCAAGTGTAGCACAGCATTAGTTTCGCAGACCTGGTCTGCGATTCCCGAAACGAGCACGGGAAGGAAAATTCGTTAGAATTCGTTGCGCTGATGCGCTGGGAAACCTGTTTGCTGGAGTATGTCGTCCGCCACTGACGCGGACATTGCGAGTTCTGAAAGTCTGTGTTGTGGTTCGTCCTGGATTGGTTACCAGAAACATACCTAAGCGGGAGGTCCTAGAAAATCTACCTGCGGAAAGATTGGCCACTTTGTGTCATCACCTTGCTAAAGGAGGCTGGGCCACGACTGAAGAATCGTAGTTGACGAAACCGTTGGCGTCGGCCTATGTTCGTTGGATGGGGTGGAAACCGATTAGCGAAACTTCCAGCACCACCGCGATTGATATTCCTTATGCTCATCAGTGTAACTTCAAATGATCTGGGGGTACGAGAATCTCTATCTGAGTCTTAACCGTAGCCGCAATGAATTCTTTGGTAGCAGCCGCAAGATCTTGCGCTGGTGGGAGTGGGTGACTGTGGCTCACCTCAGCATATTGATGCGAATGAGCCACCTGGGCATGGGTATGTTTGGGCAAAGTAAATTCAACTTGCGGATGACTATGCTCTGGCATGACAAACTCCTGCGGTGGGTGGCGATGGTCCATGTTGTGTTCGTGTTTCGGGTCATATACTGATTGTATGGCATCTTCTGGGATGGCATCGCGTTCAGTTAGAACGATCTCTATGGCTGCTTCTTTCCAGGGATTAACCTCCGCAACATTACCCCCGACACTGACGGCACCGATTCCTAATAGAATCATTACCGTTTTCTTCACAGTCCATAAAATTTTGCCCCAGCCGATGATCCTTTCGATAAATGTGGGGTCTGGAACCTCCCAATCTTCCTCTTCTTCTGGGCTCATTAGTCAAGTTGTATCGTCGCCCCGATACCAACTCCCCAGTCGCTGTTAGAGTGGGCTCCTTTTAAACTAAAAAGAAATTCCATCTTTTCGGTCTCTACCATTTTACCCATACCAACAGCCCAGGCTTCTGCTCCCTCATGATAGCCAGCACCAAGGCCGAGTTGCCATTTACGAGTATTCGTACCAAAGGAGATGGCATCAGCGGCCATACTAGCTGCCAATACGTCAGAAAGAGCATCATCATCCAGAACATTAAATGTCTCGGAATAATAGTTGTTGGTTTCATAGTTATTGACAATGGGAGGGGTGGGATCATACGATCCGCTCGCATGAATGACACCCATAACTAGAAACCCAAAGAGCAATAGCAAGATTCTCATAGAGGTATTCCTGTAATTTCTTCAAGTTTATTTTTTAGAGCGTCCATGTACTTCTGCGCCCATTCTGGTTGAGGAATGAAGCCCCACCCAACGATAATGCCCGCCGCAATCCAAAGAACTATATCAGGTCGGTAAAACCAAAGGACAACTAGCCCAAGGCCACAAATCGCGGCACGCTTCACGGCGTACCAGACATCATCGCGTTACTGGAACCACCTGTGGTACCAGACTTCATGGTACTGCCGGAACCACCACCATCAGCGGAATGTCCGCCAGGATTAGCTTCCGCCGTTCCCGTCTTGACGTTCCTGTCCGCTCGTCCCGGTTGACGTGTTGCTCTCCTGCTGTTCCCCTTCGCTACGGTTCGTTTGGCCATCTGCAATTCCTCTTAATTTGTGAGTATGACCGTCAACTAGAGAGGTTTCACTTCCCGTGGCTTCCCAACTGTGACGATGGTCATCAACTATATTAGTGAAGCCACCCGCTTGCAAGACATGAATATGGCCTCCAGCCTCCTCCGTTTCATCCCCTATTTGATTGCCGGAGTCAAATTCTTCTTCTGTAAAACCTGACTGACCGTCTTGGAATTCAAGATCTAGTAGATCGATTTCCAGTTTATGGTCGAAATCATCATTGAGTAAACCACGACGTTTAAGCTCTTGCCAGTAAGTAGTCTGGCTGATGTCGTTGCGTGACCTCATTTCGCCAAGTGCCTTAATATCATTGGCGTCTCGTTGAGTGATACTAAAGTCCTTGAATACCGTTACACTTCCACCATCATCCTCACCCAAGTCTAGAATTATACCAAATAAGTCAAGCATCTGCTCTAGGGCACCTTCAATCTGCCTCGCGAACATGCCTAACGGGCTATCTGTTTCAGCTTGGTCCAAAGCCCTGCTGGTCGCAGTAACATCACCAGTCGGCCTGCGGATAACCATGTTCAAGCCTAGTTTCGCCATGCGGGACTCTAATACTTCAAGATCTACTTGGCCGGCCTCAATGCCTGCGCCAGTATGCTCCACATATTTCATGTCACTGCCCTGTGGTCCACGCGTCATGGTGTTGGGGCCAATCTGTAACTGGAAGTCACCCCTTTCATCGTCACCTAGACCACTACCGAACAAGAGAGGTACCCGCGCCACATGAAGAATATGGCGTTGATCACTATCGCTTTGCCAATGTGTGATGTTCAGGTAAGCGACGTCTAGCAGCGGTGGAACTCCTACCATGAAGCCAACTTGCCAGCCGTAAACGGGTATCAGGGGTATCATATCTAATTCGACTGCGTTGTCACTTTCAATCACCCAATCTTCGTTACCTTCTTCATCAGTAACCTTGCGGTAGATACGTTTGCGGCCGATCTCCCATACGTGGATACGCACGACAAGAGCTTGACTGAACTCATCTTCTGTAGAGTCTTCACCAGTAGTAATAACGATCCGCGCTTGAGTCAAGACAACTTGGCCATTGACAACTTTACTCTTCCAACCTATGAGCTGGGGCGCCTTAACATGAACCGCGTAAGGTCGCATCGTTCCATTGATCGCATCCGCGCGGGTAACGGGTTCAGCTCTTTCTGCTTCGATGGCATCGACATTAGGACTATCAACCAAGATATATGTCACTCCATGGTTCAGTGCCGCAATACCTATCTGCTTCGTCCACTCGTTTATGTCAGTTCCTTCAGAATCCACGTCATCCATGTACCGCATGATTGTCGGTGGCACATCGTCTTCTAACACTACGGGTTGCCGCATGATCTTACCCATTAGCTTCTTGATAGTATCAGGGTAGATGGGTGTCAGGACGCTTTTACTTAACCTATTGAAATATGCCGTTTCGGGTTCGGCGGGTTCCTGCGGGAGGTATACTTTACTCGCGGACCGCATCGCTTGTGTTCCACCCCATAGCGTATCAACCAAATCCCACGTCGTGTTCTGTCGAGTCCACTGGGCTGAAGGGGTAGCAACTGGATTTTTCTCTGTCATATATCGACTCGCTGTACGACGGCACCACGTTCACGAATGGGCCACTCTTCTGCAATGTAATATCCCACGCCGTCCGTTAAATGCGTCAGCTTTGGGTCCGATTTCTTATCAAGTTCGCCGCTGCCTCCCGCGAGTAAGCGAACACCTTCAAAATCCTTAATTGTCATTGGCGCCACGGCAGGATCTATCATAAACCGTACCGTGCCATCACCCGCGCGGAGACGAGTGTTGACTGCATTGATTCTTGCCCGTTCTGTCGGGTTGGATCTCGAGACTTTAAAGTACACCCTGTCTGATCCGAAGTGACCATATAATTTCTGTTTGACCAGATCCCAGTCGCTTCCTTCAGTTTGAGCAGTGCCTCGAGCACCGCCCGTGGCGTCACCGTAGATATAAACGTCCCCGTTATGGCTACCCCAGTCTTTAATGAACCTGTCGCAGACTGCCGGCGTGTTGGAGTTGCGCGGAATATAGACTTCACCAATTACTCCTGTCCCCTGTTCAGCGGGTTGCGCTACATTCCTGAACATAGCGTGGCCCTTAATAGTGATCGCCGCAGCCTTGTGGACTTGACGCGGAAAAGCCATCTCCTGAGCCACAACAGCGATGCCTGGATCAACATTGAAGTCCAAGCATAGCATCAAATCTGCGCTTGGATTGTAATTGGATTTTAATTCAGCGCAATGGACCACCCTATCGAATGGGTAATATGCCTGGCCCTCGAAATTTACAAAACTGGCTTCGTACTCTTGACGGAAGGTTAACTCATCTAAATCCCTTTTCGCAGACTCTATTTCTTCGGGTGGTAGTATGTCTGCGCTGAACCAAGTGAAGCCATCCCAGTCACCGCCGTTCTTTAGATTCAGCGGCCCGATAGCGTCGTTCCATGTGTCGTAATAATGATTACGCCCTTCAGGTACTCCAATAAGCCAGCACCACCCACCTCTATCAGCCAACGCCGGACGTACATTGGCGCGCCAGGTAGTATCCTTCATATTGGCGTACTCGTCTAGGATACCCCCATCCCACGGCGAGCCCTCGATGCGTTCTGGCTTGTCCATCCCCACTACGCTCAGCATCGCGCCCGTGGCGTACCAGATTGTTAAGTCCGTTTCGCTCACACGACGAACTATTCGTTTAGGTGAAAGGGCCTTTAGGTCTTCCCAGTAGATCCGCTTCGCCTGATCACGAGTCGGCGCCGCAGCAAAATAATTAGGGTCAGGGAATCTGGACTCTGTGGAAAGACAACATCTAACCACTTTTCGTTTTGCCCGCTCCGTCTTGCCCGAGCGACGCCCAGCGGGTACGACCTTGAAGCGAGCAGGAGACTGCCAGAGCCGAGTTTGTTCAGCGTGGAACTGTAACTGGGTCCAACGATCAGTGAGTACGCTTAGTTCCGGTCCTGGGTACGCTTTCCATTTGGGGCTCCTGAATGCCATCTACCTCGTTCATCTCCTTCAACATGGTGCGGATTGTTTTAGCTGTCTCTTCTGGCGCTTGACGGGAATCATCGACTTTTCCGAGCAGACCCATCATAATCGCGAGATCGTTGTTCGCCTTATGCGCATCATGTAACTCGAAGTCCACATTCCGGCCGAATTGATTGATAGTTATTTTAACCTTCTTAATACATTTGCGAGCGCCTTCTGACAAATCTCCAAGATTCCTAAGGTCCCAGTTTTTCTCGAAATATTCACCAATATCAACTTGAGCCCATCGAGCCCACCGCGCGATTACACTATCTTCGTTTTCTGTTTCCGCTTGGAGGAGTGTGCGAAGTTCTTTTTGAACCTGTAGCTTAACAGCGGGCTCCTGCATCAGGATCGTTCCATATTCCCTATTCGTGTAACCCGAGCGCTCAGTCGCTTCTTGGGAGTTTCCGAGTCTCGCCATAAAATAACAGAATCTTCGTTTCTTCGGTGTCCATCGACATTTGCTGTCATTCGTATCTGCTACGGACAACAACTCGCCATATCTGTCTTCGGTATCTTGGTCCATAATGCCTCCCGCATCTGCAGTGCCCAATAGTAAACTGTTATGAGCGATCTGCAAGTATTCGCATAATACTTTTGGACAGAAGGGTCGCGCACCCCAAGAAATGACGCACAGTTGTGACCGCTCATTCAATACATCTAAACAGGTAAACCGATATAAACCATTGATAAATGGTATGTAAGCGATTCTCATGTATTAATTGATTTGTATTGGACGACAAGTAGGAGTCTGCTCGAGAACAGTTTACTTTAAGTAATCCGGACAAGCTGGCTCTGTTCATCATGGTAAACCAGTGGTAAGTTATTGAATTCAATATAGTAGTATTGGTTGAATATCCAGGTAAATTGCCATATTTGCGATATCATTTAATACACGTGAAGTGGTAAACCAGAACTAAGTCTTTGAAATCATTTGTAAACTGGCTTGCGATATCATGCTCAATATAGTAAACTACAATTGCTCCCCTATACACTTTCTACAGGCATAACGCTTGTGGTTGCTGTTCTTTGTCAAATACTCACCACCCTAGCACCCTTCTGTTTCAGCGGGGGTTCATCCAAGTGGTCTGCTCTTCATTTCTGTGCCACCTTGGTGGACTCTGCCTTCTGCTGTCTGGTCTGCACTCTGCTTCAGTCTGTAAGAGTAGATCTGCACTCTGCACTCTGTAAGATTCAGTCTGCCTTCTGCCTCACTCTATAAGATCATCTTCAGTCTGTAAGGCCACCTGCCTTCTGCTTCAGTCTGTAAGGCTGTCTGCTATCTGCTTCAGTCTGTAAGGCCATCTTCAGTCTATAAGATATCGTCTGCAGTGTGGTCGCCGCTCTTTCAGTTTCAGTGAAAGTGAAGGCTGACCGATGAGCGCTGAGAACGGAATTCGTAGAGGCAGGGAATGAACCCCGCTCAACCCTGTGCCATACACATGCTGTCAGTACGCACTAATCACATGCAATTACCATGCCCCTTTCACCATCATATACTAAGCAATAACCGTGCCGATTTCACCTTCTATCACCATGCAATATACATGCCGATATACCCCCTTTCACACCCCTGATTATGTGCGTTATTTACTATAATCATTTGGGTGATATGGTTGTATTATATGACACTGGTACTATAATTAGTACATGTTAAGCAATAATGTTTAACTTAAACGAAGAAAGGAAATAGAAATGAGTAAAACTACTAAAACAAAAGCACGTTCAACCAAAACAGTTATCCGCGCTATATATGCCGCTTCACCTAAAGGAGCGTTCACCATAGCTCAGTTAATCAAAAAGTGTAACGCTGCCCTTGCTCGTCAAGTAAAGCCCAACACTGTTGAGACTGCCATTATCGACCTTAAAAATCCTAAATGGTCAGTTGGTGATATCCTGGTACTTGCAAAAAATGAGAAAAAGCAATTTGTCATTAGCAAGTAACTTCACCACCGCTTTACTAGCGCCGCTCGTCGGCGCTTTTTTTTGCCTCGTCATTCCCCACCAGTACACTGCTTAAAACACCCCCCAAAGCTCATATACTACATCTACCGTACTCATTGGCTGCGTATACCGGCTCATTTAATACCCATGCTAGTGCATTGGTTACACCCTGAAAGCCCCGTATCGGCTAAGACAGCGCTCCAAGAAATGTTAATTATTTACTAAAATGAATGGCAAATGAGTGGTGAAATGACTTGTATTATATGACAGAACTACTATACTTATACTGTAATTTAAACAAACACAAAGAAAGGAAACGAAAATGAAAAAAGTAATTATCGCAATCGCAGCATACTTCAGCTACCTCGGCTACACGTTTATTGTCAACGCTTCTGAGAAAGTTGCAAATCATACCACTGAATTAGAAGCTGTTTTAAACGCAATTCAGTAAACACCAGCAAGCACGTTTAACCACGTGCTTGTTTTTTTTCAAGAAAGGAGCAAATGAAATGAAAAGATTCACATCAAAAATCGCGCTCATCACCGCTGCCAAAAAAATCTTTCGGTCGCCCAAAATTTCAGATTACGGGAGCTCAGTTTGGATTTTTCAAAATTATGATCTCGTCGGTCACTTTGACGATTTCGATAATACGGGAGCGCTTGCCTTCACCAAAATCGAAAGCAGTAACCTCGCATATTCACTCGGCATGTACCGCGAGCAGTAATTTTCACCAATCCTCGTTCGGCCCGCTTCGGCGGGCTTTTTTTTGCCTCGCGTTTCACCATGCCTCGCCCCAGTGCGCAAACTGCGCACAGCTCTTTCACCATATGCCTCTTAAAGAGGTGGCTCTCTCCCGCGTTCAAATAATACCCGTACACTAGCACCAGCCCACCATTTGCCACCCGCCTCTGCCAAGATCGTGTGCCAGTCATTCGGCCGACACGCCACTCATTTAATACCCAAGCGCTAGTACCAGCCCAGTCTTTCAGCCGCTCAGACAGCCATATGCCCTTATGGATGAAACCATATGTGATTCCACATCTGAGCCCACACATGATTTCAGTTATGAATCCACATGTGAGATTTCAGCCTTTCAGATAGCCATAGAGGCAGCATAGCTTCAGCCAATACCTTTCAGCTCAGTCATAGGTTTCAGCTATGATAGACTGAATCGAGGTTTCAAATGTCTTGATTTCAGAACGTCAGAAAGAAAGCGAGCCGCAATGACACGAGCCGCAGCCGCAGCCTCGCGGATGATTTCAATCTGACTCAAAAAACCTGAGCCGCAAGAAATCCAACCAGCCGCAGCCGCAGCGCAACCAAAAGCTCGTAGCCGCTTCTTTAGCGCTCAGTATGTAAACTTCGTTCGCTGTCTCTCGCCTCGCTATATACGCGCATAGCACAGCCACCCACGTACCAACGAAACGCGACACGCAGCCATACTCGTAGCCTCGCGTAACCAAGCGCAGTGCCGCAGCGTACTCGCCCCTAACTCCAAATGAAATTGAACTTAAATTCAAATCAAATCCTGAATCGTTTTCTAAAAAAATTCGAAACGGCGTCAGTCAAATTGAGTAGAAATTGCGAAAAACGAATCCGCGAATTTGAATATTTTCTTTGAATATTTTGGCAAAACTGAAAACTGGATTTTGAGTTCTGAGTTTGATGAGTTTGAATATTTTCTTTGAATATTTTGGAGGATTTCAAAACCCAAAATCACTCGTGCATTCATACAAATCAATGCTTGTATTAAACGACACACCTGCTATACTTATTATGTAAGAGTTTTATTTTAATAGAAAGGAGCAAATGAAATGTCAAACGAACAGTTTAAATTTGTACCGGCGACGGAGCCTCTGCTTGAAGATGACGAATGGGAGTTCATAGCGGACCCCAATATTCGCATTCAATGCGTCTCCACTGACTACTTTCCCGTTTATGAATGGGTCAGCATCGTCACCACTGACCACGATGGTCAGGAACTCGACGAAAGTTACATTCGTCATTTAGCCTCACATGCAAAACTCGAAGATGCTTTCGGTCATGTGATGCGTTTAAAGAAAGGAGCAAAGTAAAATGTGGACTGCAGAAGACTACTTAAAAATCGCCTGTGTCATCGTCGGAACAGAAGGGCCGCATGATGATCACTATGTTCGAGAACTAGCGAAGGAAAGAATGCTGCCACGCCCTACTGATATTCAGTGCGCCGCAGTCATCAAACTCGCCACACAAGCCCTCGCTTCGGAGTATTAAGAAGACGAGATTGATTATTTTCTTTGATTAGAAAGGAGCAATATGAAATGGCAACATTAGTAAACCATGAAAACGGCGCGGCCAAAACATACGCCAGCCGCAAGAACGCAGAAACAGCAATTACCAAATCGTTTGGCAAGGGCCACATGCGTTATTTGATTGTGAAGACTGAAGGCGATCGTTATCAACCAATCGTAATTCAGGCCGGCGACTATTCACTCCTGGCATACGCTCACAATAACTTTTTCGTCTGCGGGGTGTGAACATGAGCATTGACGTAAAAGAAACCGCGGAAGCAATTTTGAATAATTTGATTCGAAGTGACGCAATAAAACACGCCCACTGTGAAGTTAAATATGATGGCGATGGAGAAGAAGTAAGCGCCACATTTCACTACCGCAGCGAATCAGTTCACGAAGATATGCTCGAGGATATTCTTGAGCCTCTTCTTCGCAACCTAATCAGTGATACAGCAAGCTGAATATTTTCTTTAAATAGAAAGGAGCAATATGAAATGAGTACACATTATTACATTGATTGTCCGGACATAGAAGTCACACTTATGTCAAAGGATGAAGACTGGGGCGTTTGCACCATCAAAGAAGAAAACGGTGAAGGACATACACTCCCCATCGCAGACTTTGAAGACAAGTATCACCTTCTACCTTACGAGGGAGAATAATATGAAAAGCACAGAGGTACATGTCATGTCTGAAGATGGCGAGCACGTGGATGGTTACATGATAGAGACGCATGAAGACGCCTCGATTGAACGTGTCCTGCTTCAGGCTTGGGTCACCTTCTACGGGGAGGCTCTCGACAACGGGCAAACGGCTGGAACATTCAGAACAGTTTTCGTTGACGACGAGCAAATAGAGGTGACGTTAAACACCCCCTCCAACTTCGAGCATCGTGATATTGATGTTGAAGTTTTTAGGCTACGGATATCACTTTGAATATTTTCTTTAAACAGGAGAGCAATTATGAAATGTCAACATTGTAATACAGAGATGAAGAAAACATCTAAAATTGAAAAGAGTAGGACCAAGCAACTCGTCGGTCTTATTTTCTTCCTGCTCGGGTTCGCGCTGTTGTTTCTTCCCATCCTGGGAACGGCCGTAGGAATAGTGATGATCCTTGCATCCTTCAAAGCAGGGTACGCCAAAAAGAAGATTTGGGCATGTGCCACCTGCGAAACTTTTCTGGAGAGGATCTAACAATGAAAAAAACAAGCAGCCGCAATAATATACCACGCCGCAAGAATTTCAGCCAAGTGTGCGTATGGGAAGCGACAGTCGTCGGTGAAAATAAGAAGGAAGCGTTCGTCGCTTTTATGCTGGAACAATTTAACACTCGCGTACAATTTCTGGAAGAGGTTAAGACGGGTCCTGACAGAACATCGCAGGGTTATGTCGTTGAAGGAACGGGTGACCGGAACGACACTTTCTTTGCGGTACACGATAAAGACCTAAGTCATTTCTGTCTCAGTCGTCTGGAGTATGGTATACGCTGGTTGGACGATGCGATAAGTGAAACGAATGGGGGCAACAGATTTTACCCCGAGCGCATCAATGATTATAGGAGTTGGGAATGAGACCTCGTCACATACTACCTTTTGTCGTAATCCTGATTTTGATTATTTTCTTCTAAATGTTTGGAGGTTTTCAAAAGCATAAATTCATAGATATTCATTGGTTGCAGATGCGAGTCATTGTGCTATCATTTAATACAAGCTAATAAGTTGGTTATTAGCATTAGAAAGGAGCAAATGAAATGAGTAAAAAAGAAGCAATCCAAGAACTACGCTGGCAGCTAGACCAGTTGAAAGAAGTGCATGACGAATGCGTTGGCATAATTGAAGAGAACTTCCCGCGCGAAGTCAATAAGTGTAAAGCATACGGCATCCTCGATTTCGGTTGGAGCAGCAATAGTTACGATAAGACGCTGGAGACTTTCATTGAAGATCTCGTTGGCGTGGTTAGGGAAGAGGAGGAAAATGAACATGAATAAATCTAATCTTCCTCCCGGCGTGTCAGTTTTAGACCCGCACGTCAACCCTGAAGAGCCGACAATTGATTCTGAATTGGTCTACATATTTGACCACATGTATCAAAGTTTCGCCTCTGACATTCAAGGTGACATCGATGAGAACACGACTTCACGGAGTATGCTTTTTAGTATGTGCTGCGACTATTTTGAAGTCACCATAGCCAACGAGCGCGACATTATCAGTGATGACGCAATTGAATACTGGGAAGCATTAAACCACACTGAAAAGCACGAGTACGAAACGATCGTATTTGAATACGAAGAATACGAAACTGGAAACTTTTAGGAGCAAAATCATGAATCAATACTTTGTATTACTTAAAGCTAAAAGTGGAGGTTACAATCTTCACAACGGCACGCTCAAAAAGGTCCCCGGAACTGAACCGGGTTACGAAACTTATCGCCAAGCACGACGCGCAGCAAATAACGTCGGCGGGAAAGTAGTGAAGCATTATACAGAAGATGACTTCAATCGCGATTATCAACACGGAGATGAATGATGGTTAAGCTATCGACAAAAATTGTTCAGATGCTCTGCGAAAAGGGCATTATTTGGGTCGCCGCGGAGCCGCAGCATCCCACTCGCAGTGAGATCATAAATGCAATAGACGCAGTGATTGACCTTCATGTGCAAGAGCGTTCAGAAACAGACGACGAGCGTTCAGAGCGGGTTACGGAGTTTCTTGATGATGCCGATGCCGGCTTAGTCCTTCTTAACGAAGAACACCTCGCTGTCGGTCAGCCGCTGCCCAAGGTTCGTTATACAGACGGGGGCTTTGAACTTCAGGTTTTGAACTTCGATAACCGGTGGGCAAAGATGGAAATACTCGAGACTAAAGAGATCATTTTCGTTCCACCCAACCATTTAGATCAGTACATTATTATTGATGACGAGTAGTTTGCTCCTACTCTTTTGGGGCGGTTTCGGCCGCCCTTTTTTTTGATTATTTTCTTGTAATTCATTTGCAATCACAGGTTGCAAAACTCACGTTCTTATGCTATCATTTAATACAGTAGACAAGTTGGTTGTTTACTATTAGAAAGGAGCAAACGAAATGACAATAGCAACATACTCATCCGCAGAAAAGCGCAAGTACCTTCGGGATAGAAGCAACGAGCTTTACGAGGACAACGACTGTTCAGTGAAGGCTCTCGCACTCGTCACAGACAGCACATATGATGACGCCCACGCCACATTGAAAGCTCGTGGTCGAAGAAAGGGTAAAGGTACGAACATGGGGCAATGGTTGCCCGCAGTTGAAGACCTTAAACATCATTATGTAAACGTGACCGGTTCATTTGAAGGTAAAACTGTGAACTCTCTTGAGGCTGAATTGCCTAAGGGAAAGAAGTTTTACATCATTGTCCGCGCTCACATGTGTGCCTTCGATGGAAATGAAATCGTCGACTGGACGCAAGGACGTCGTCATCGTGTGACGCACATTTATCACGTCACTAAGTTTAAAAAGGACCTCATGCCTGAATGTAAGTTCAAGCCAAGAGTGCAATATGAAGGTGATTTACGTGACGTTATCTTCTGGTACCACCATCCGGAGAAAGGAGTTGATGGCGAGTACAGAATTTACTTTCGAGAGCACGGAAAGGTTCGTTGGTTGAACACCAAGTACAGTGAATGGGATGCTGAAGACGCATCTTCCGCTGCCGCCCGTAAACGCATGATTAGTGATGCGGGAGAAATGAACCCTTCTCACGTCGAGCAAGATTGATTAATTTTTTACAATTAGAAAGGAGCAAATGAAATGTCATTAAAATATGAATACATTGAACCCGGCCAAAGGATTCGCGCTTATGATTTCGAGCCCTGCGAAGGACGACGTGACCGATACGTTGAAGGTTTAGTCATCGGTCATTACACAGACGTTGGCAGTGTCTTATTCTTACATATTGAAGTTCATGTGGACACCGCTTTTGAAAAGCATCCCCGTCAGGAAGTGATGGTACCCGTTGAAACTCTAATGGATGATCTTTGGGTAACTGAAAGGGTCAGCGTCATTTAAGTTCACAGTGTGATGCTGATTTTAGCCTCGGTCAACGAGGCTTTTTTTTGGGTCATTGAAAATAAATGATTACTTGTGTTTCAGAATAAAGGGTGTATCATTTAATACGGACTTCGCAATAAAGCGATGAGCCGTTTACCCCTAGAAAGGAGTTACAAATGAAAGCATTAAAAAAGATGAACCTGGTCGAGCTCACAACCGAGCTGAATCGTAGAGCCGGCACGAAGGTTAAAAAAGCGAAAGGTAAGAAGGCTGAGATAATCGCAAAGATTGAAGCCCTGCCGGCCGTGAAGGACGAACGCCGCGAAAAGAAACGCGGACCTTCAACCAAAACTGTCATCCGTGAGTTGTTCAAGAACAAAAAATCAGCTTTCACGATGGACGAGATCCTGGCCAAATGCTCAACGGTGAAGGCCAATACAGTTGAGACCGCAATCGTTGATTTAAAGAACCCGAAGTGGGCCGCTGGCCCGGTGTTGAAGATACTACGAGGTGAAGATAACAAGTACCGCGTATCTTCATAGTAGTTTGATTTATCCCCGCAGAACATCGCGGGGCTTTTTTACGGATCGCCACACCTTTCACCACTATATTACGCTGCGACAGTGGCACGACACGCCACGTTCATATATAACCCAATAGCAGTGGTAGGTGCTGCCGTGCCGCGCTTAGAGAGCCATAGAGGTGGTTGTACGGTACAAGGCACTGTGTGGCTGTCTCTCGCCTCCGTATAATACAAGCACCCACGCACAAGTATTATATGAACGTGGCTTAGGTAGCCATAGACAGCGGCTCTCGCATGATGAAAGCATCCGCCCCCGCAGCTAATTTGCCTTAGTTTTCAGTGTTTTAGCCGCAACCTTTAGGTCAGCTTTGTATTCCTGAAACCTCTTTTCATCCTGCTCCAACCTCTCCCATACTTCTGTGGGCACAGGTTCTTCATTGCGGATGAAACTGAGTAATTTGGTGTGAGTTATCTTGAACATTGCAACCGCAAGATTCATATTTAACCCCTGCCTTTTCATGCGTACCAAAAGCTCATCGCCCTCGCTTGTTTTCATCCACTGGGGCATTTCACCTCTTATCTTTTTAGGTACAGGGCGAACACCCTGCTCCATATGTGAAATGTAACCCTGGCTGATATTAAATCGCTCAGCTATCTCTGCCTGTGAGTAGTTGTTACGCCTTCTCCAGAGACTAAATTCTTCATGCGGTCTTAATTTCATTCTTTTTTACCTCGTCCAACTATTAATTTTCGTCCACCGCCTTCGGCGAGCTGTTCAGCCTGCTCTTCGAGTGAGGGCGGCTCGCGCCCATCGCCTTCAGGTGGGCCATCCATCTTCAACCAGATTGGTTTACCTTCATTCCATATTTTCGCTCTCCATAATGTGCCATCTTCACAAATAGCGAAGACATATATCTTTGAAATGTGAAGTTGTGTTATCTTTCTCATTTCTATCTCCCATAGTTTCTATCTCTCAGAAAAAGGCGGAGCCGCAGTGATGGTCCTCGGCCGCAGGCTCTTTCTGACAAGATTTCGTTTGCTCAGAAAAAGGTGGAGCCGCAGTGATGCCAACTCAAGGCTCCCGCCCCAAAGGGTCGTAGACGTAGTCAACCGCCTCATCTATCATATCGCCGAGCTCTTTCTTCTTAAAATCTGGCCCAGGATAGTCATCTTCAATTCCTTCCGGTCGCTCGTTGGTTTCCTGCCCGCACTCATCGCATACCCAATACGATACATCATTGACTCCGTTCGGTAGCGATGGGTCACCCTCCCAATCAGGGACGAATAACCAGGAATGTTTACAATCATCTTCCATATTATCTCCTCCTACTTTTCCAAATATTTTCCAGAAACTATTTCAAAATTAAATTCAATCTTTTGAATAATTTTTTTGAATAATTTCCTCCAATCCAAAATCACTTTTCCCATATTAATATTTCAATCATTCGAATAATTTTTTTTGAATAATTTCCTCAATTTGAATTCCACTTTTTCATAATGAGTATCTACTCCTGTTCCATGACTCGATCGCTAGACCTCTCGTCTCCCAATCGCGATCGATACGCTGGCCGCATGGTTCACAGATCACATAATATTTAAGATCGTTTGTTTCATGGACTATACCGTGATCACTGAGCCCACACCTGCACGGATTAATGACATGGTCTCTTGATTCTCTAATTAAGCTCGCCGCGCTCTTTGTCTCTATTTTTATGAAGGGTATCGGTTTATGTGACACCCTGATAATGTGAGGTTGCTTGACCTTCTTCTTTGGTTTAGGCTCTTCCTTCTTTACAAATAATCCGAAAAGCTTATCTAATAGTTTCATGGTAGATACCTCGTTTCTCTGCATAACTTCTCACCTAACTCATCCCAGTCCATCCTACCTTGCCATAACCCGTAAGCCGCACCCATCAACTGCTTCTTAGGCATCGTGCCTACATGTTGAGCCGACAACCAATCAAAGAGCATGTAGTCACGATGAACCTTAAGGAACAACCAAGTGAAGGCCCCGGATTTTCCTTTACGCTTCAACCACATCCGCTGGTCATCCGAATAGTGATCGATTCGTAAAATGGTACTCTCCCTCTTTGGCCACTCGTTGACTTGCTTCAACTCAATCCACCCGTGTTGCCCGAGCATTGAAATGTAGGATACATCTGCGATACCTTTTTGCAGAGCATCTTCATGCCGCGTCGCCTCACGCCAACATTTGCCCGCTCCCATTTGCTGCCGCATCGTACTCCACAGTTGACCTTCACTCATAGCTGTTCCACATATTGATTAATTTCGTTCATTTCCGTTTCTAATTCCTCGAGCCGGTCCACCGCTGCCGCTCCCGCACAGTCACGGCATAGGCAATCGGTAGTAGCCAACGGAGGCACACGGTAATCACAGAATAGAAACTCAGTATCGTATCCGCACTCTTTACACTCACCCATCTGAAGACTCCTTCTTTTTGATTATGCTGATCGCATCTTCTCTGCCTTCCGCCTCGAAGGGTTGAAATACTTTCCTAACAAAAGGAGACTCGTCTGCCTCTACCAAATCCATTTTACCAAAGAACAGCTTGACCTGGATGCTGCCGTTCATATGTTTGTATCCCCACCACGTCGCTTTCATGTTAAGTCCAGTTTAGGATTATATTTAGCGTGAATGTGATTAGCCAATCGTTTACACCAGATTGAAATGTGCCACAGTATAAACCTACTGTACCAATCAGTCTGTAGTTCTGTTAATTGCTCACGTGTTAAATTAACTCGTAAGGGTGACCAGTTTAATGTTTTCATGGTTTTAATTCCCATAGTCCATGCCACCATTTCCACTTCGGGTTATCATTAGCAAGGAACAATTCAAGCGGTGGCCACTCGATTGGGCAATGCCAAGGTTCACGATCCTTTGGACCGTCTGCATAGGTGAGCAGAAGATACTTGCTTCCGCTCTTTTGAAAATTTTCAATCGTTTGCTGGATGTATTTCCAAGTCGTCATATGGTTGGTGACGTATAAACACATGATTAAATCGTAGGCCTTTGGTAACACGTCTACGATACAGTTGAATTTGACTGGCTGATGTTCGATATCAAAGCCTTCATACTCAACCTCCCACTCAACCTTTCTTACCCACCATTGGTCACCGCAACCAACATCCGCGACAGTTTCAATGCCATACCTTTTAGCGAGCATTGGGAGTCGTTCTCGCATCACCACAGTGGCCTCGAGGGATGATCCAGATCCGCAAATAGAACCGTTCCCACCAATCCATTGTGTGCGTGTATCGTTAACCATTTTCTAACCACACTGTGTCTTCTGGCATTACTGGCACGGGGTTCTCTCGTGCGCTTGGAATGATAAGCCAAACCTCAAACCATTCATCCGCTTGGTACAGGGTACCTTCATCGTCCCCACCGTACCATTTACGACCGTTTGAATAAGTGCGGTGGCCGATGTAAATTCCTTCAACAGGTTTCGCCTTAAGAGGCCTTTCCTGACACAGCACCCACATACTACGGAACGCACTACCCAACCCCTGCCGCCTCGTAATACGTCGCAGCCTGTCGCGGGCTTGGATCTTCTGACCTAACCTGGGTCTTTGAATATTTTTCCCCATTTAGCCATCTACACCCTTCATTGTCTTTTTCCAATGCTCCTCATCTATCTTAACGACGGTGTGCCCAAAGTTGTTTTCATTTAATGTCATCTCCTCACCCGTCAACTTATTCCGAATAATCAACTCCACGTCCTTTGTGGCCGCTTTCAGTAGATTATCGACACCTTTAAAGAGAGCATCAATAACCACTGCCATTTCATGTGCATCGTCGTCTTGTTGATTTTTTGTATCCGACACCAGCATCACTACTGGCGCGCCAACAGTAGTATCAAATCCTTTTACGATTAATATAGCGACATCTGCAACCACCGCCTTACGGCCTTGCTCAACCAGATGTGTCAACTGTTCGTGTACTAATGGGTCTTGTGGATTCATTGTGGAGTTCCTCCTGGACCGAAACATGATGCTCCGTCCTCGTCTTTTATTCCATTGACTCTTATATACCCTCTTGGAAAATAGTGTAGTTGGTCTTCCTCTACCCATTGTTCTTCAAAGTAACTAAAACAAAATTGGGGACCAAAGAATTCGAATGCCAACTCCCTACCCCGGGCCGCAGTAGGCGCTTCAATGACCGCGACGCAGTCACGGTCAAAGGTATTTTGATTGACCCTGTGCGTATGACTCTGCCCAAACGTTACGAAGGTTTTCATTATAGTGGCTCCCCCATGTTGTCATCAATAGGCACGACACTGGCGGGCAACGACAGTAGATTAGCTCGGCGGTTTGCGAACGCTTGTGTCTTAACCTCATGGTCAGCTCGTTCCCTCTCCTCCTCGATGTATATCTTTTTCAGTGCCGACTTGGTTAGCGATTCAATATCGACCGTATCCGTATGTATCTCGACTTCATGAAGCAATATCCATCCCGCGCTTTCCATAGTCTTGCTTGAACATACGTGGACGGACAGCTCACGACTATAATCGCCGCCCTCCATAAATTGCTCGGGGTCTGTTATATACGCAAATAGTTTCATTGTATTCTCTCCTTTCAAGTTAAGTGGGTTCTATCCCACATTCTTTCTCAGATTTATTGACTCGCCTCTTTGGTGGTGTTATATACACCAAGTCAGGTGAGGGCATCGTAAACACTTTGTCTGTATTAAGGCGCCGCAGCCTCCCGCAGATAGTGAACCTCTGTCGGTTGTTATTGACCACAAGATACTCAATTTCGTACCCATTGAGCTTTGCGAATGTTTTATACCATTCTGTGGTTGGTTGATACACTCCATGGTGATCCCAATGCCCCGGATAAGGCATCACAAAGCACAGCCTTGAGCCAACTTTCCGCAACCACTGATGGAGATTAAACCAACACTGTTCTTGGGCACTACCGTCCGAGCAGACATGTTCTGTGAAACCAAAGTTGGTAACGATGTCTGGCGACCACTCCCAGTAGGGCTCATTTAACGGACTGCCCATATTAATTTCATGCGCGCCGTCTTGTCCGTTCCAATCGACACATTCGTAATCAGCTCCCTGGACTTCATACCAACTGCGATAAGTGCCTTTGTCATTTCGCTTATTTCCAAGTTCCAAGACAAAAGTTTCCCTCCAATCTATGTTGGGGAACGTCATGGATTCATCGTCTGGTATTACTATCTTTCTCATTGTCTTTCCTCCTCCACACCTGTCATCCCGCCGACACTCTCCCGCACAATGTCATCGTGATTAAATTCTGCCCAATATAATTCAAAAGCGACAGTGTCTGCAAGCGCATGAAACGAATGATATAGGCCAGGTCTAACTTGCATAAAGTCGCCGTCTTTTAGCTGTGTTATGTCACAGAGGTCATATTCATCCTGCCATACCCGCACAACCAAATGACCTGACTCAACAAAGAACCCATTCCATTTGAACTCGTGCATGTGCTTGGAGCAGAACCCGTCATGCTTTATCTTAACACGATGGAACTCCAGCGCACTGTTGGCATGGATGAGCGATGTCTCGCCCCAAATTTTACCCGCTTTTCTCATCAACTGGTCTCCTCTTTAAAGTGGCAATTTGAGTATTTTCATCCAAATAGTCTTCCGCTTCGTCAAACGTCACAAACCCTTTGAACTCCGATCCTTTAAAACCACTCACAAGCGGTTCGCATTCCTCCCAGGAATCAACTATAGCATTACATTGCCATCCTTTTCTAATAGCGTAGAAGTTCTTCTTTGGTCCTCTAGACATGAAACTTCCCTTTCTCTATCGCGCCTTTGATTAATTTCTCATCGTGGTATCCGGCCGTTTCATCTAGCACCTGAACTATTCCAGATCTCTCCCAATCACTATTAGCTAAAGGAGGAGTCGATACCCATCGTCCTTCCAATGGTTCCATTAGTTCCATACGTTTTGTGCTGACATCATATCCTAGCTGCCACGCACCAATTCCGCGCCGCACGAGACTATCTGCAATGTCTTCAGGTGGGCGGTAAACTTTAATAAAGTTGATAGGTTCGCTCATCATGGCGCCCCACGCTAACCACAAATCAGCGAACTCTGCGGCCACTTTCAAAAAATCAAGGCCGTTTATATTTATGGTTGCCTTCATAAGATCTAACCGTTTGTTAGTCACCTCTACCATTTCTCCCATAGGCCAGTGGCCATCAGGAGTGCATCTCTTAAGCGCTCTCTTTATGGTAGTATGCTCGTAGGTATAATATGGTGCCACCCCGCCTCGTGTTTGCTGCATAGGGTTAAGGTTACCGTCCTGCCACCGTAAGCCATGCGCCGCCAGAATTTTGCACACTAAAGAGCTACCACTGCGCGATGTCATAAGGACGAGGTTCATTCGGGTTCCATGTCTAACAGTAACTGAAGCTTTATTTTCTCAAGAGCACCGACGACAGTGAAGACATTGTCATCCATGTTATCCGTTTTCATTATACCTAAGCCGGGAGTCTTATCATCACCCTGCTCACTGATTAGGAATACCCCCGCCGCACCAATTAAGTTACCCGCTTTGGCTTCAGATAACATATACTCCAGCATATCAACAATACCGTCATGCCGCAGCCATTCCTTCATTTTTATAACCTTAATGTCTTGCTCGTTCATTTAGCACCTTGTAGTTGTTTTTTGAATATTTCTTCTACATCCGCTCGGGTTTCACTCCCCTCTATTTTACACTGTGCGAGGTATTCACCAGCACCGTCTTCCAAACTCTTATCAGTCCATTGAAGAGTCCACTCCATATACATCTGCGTAGATCCATTGGTGGCGCAATAGTGACGGGCGCGTATTAAATCCGCCTCACGCCATAGGAACACGAGTACCTGGAGCGGCTCACTTGTGATATTTTCTGTAATCCATGCTGTGGCAAATTGGTTCATACTAATCAAACTCCTCCATGGCGGTAGCCACGGTAGGCATATTGTTCTTTAATTGCGGATACTTTTCAAACTCATCACGCAATACATTGATGACATGGCGCATAGATTCCTTTTCATGTTCGCAAGAGTTTAGATCGCTTTCCAGGTTATCAATTTCGGTGATATAATCATCTTGCTCTTTGCGATCCTCCATCAACGTATCAATTTCCTCTTGCCGGTACTCTTCTAGCCGCTTGGCAATGTCAGCGTCTAGCCATTGTACTTGGCCAAGTGTGCCGTAATGGATGAGCTCATCCAAAGTTAAATTCTTGTGTTCCAACAGTGCAGCCATTTACCCTCCTCCGTTCACTCTCCGCAATACTTCTAACTTATTGGTTAAATATGATACGCAACTAGAATCAGGACATCCATGCTTGGACATAGACTTTTCTATATCCGAGCGTGAGTAAGGCTGCGTGACATCCTTGGACCATAAATCCTTCTTTGTTTTCTTCCAAGCGACTTCCATTGTACCTTTGGTGGGATCAACACCCTTCATAGATAACATCAACATGGTCTTTTGATAAATAATTTGATCCCCACTAGCCCTTTTCTTAGTTGCGAGCGGTTGGGTTACGACATAGCACGTCACATCATAGCCCTTGGCTGCAAATTCTACAGCCTGTTTAAGATTTACTTCAATTTTATCGGTCATTTCCTGTCTCCTTTCTATTATGGAAAGCTCGCCTTTTAAATTCAGCGAATGTTTTCCTTATACCAATCTCCCGCTCACGCAGGTTTTCAAAAATCCGGTATTCAAAGCGCCGGAACGATTTTAGCTCAAAGCGACCGGATGTCGTGTACACTACTGAACGACCACCCCATCCTATGTGCCAAATTTGTGCCCCTCGTTTCTCTATCCATATTGCATGGGGCCTTTGATCTATTAGATACCGAAGTGCCCATGCCGCAACTTTACCTGACACGTTAAACTTCGAGAGATCAATAATTTCGCCCATTTATTATTTCCTTTCCAATACCCGTATATTACAGTGTACGGCACCTTCCTGCAATATATGAAACGGCGTTTATTACAATTCAGGCAACCGCTGTGCTGGAACGTCCTCCCCCAACTCCTTTAACTCGTCCATAATTTCATTAAACCTTATTGCGGCGCAAGCCAAGTCAGGACGAAGAATGTGGTACATTTGCAAACCACAGTCAACATGATCGGGCAGGTAGGTGGCATCCAAATAGCACCCCTTCGCCTCCCGCTTTAGGCACTCGATCTCACTGAAGTATTTTAACTCTCCAAACGGGGTGGCCCATTCTCGTACTACGCGTTCAATAAATTTACGCATATTGAATCTCCTCTAATATAGCAACTTCTTCTTCAAGGTCTCCCCAGTAACCATCGTACATGTTTGATTTTTTAGTTCTCATCCACATAGAAAGATATTGCTGAGTCTCTCTATCAATATCTAAGACGTCCATCATACCTTCATTTAGAGCCCCTAGCACGACCTTTTCTTGCCCCCAAAACTTATACCGTTTGATTTTGTTCTGGGACCTAAATAACTCGACATCACTGAACGCCTCGTCCGATAACATGTCAGGGTAGATATCCATATATACGAAATCGAATATGTAGTCCTTCATTGTTTCCCGCGCGTCGCCAATCACAAACTCTATCTTTGCCAGCTCAGACCTGTCTGCATACTGCGACTTGAACAGGTTCACTACTCGCATATCTTCTTCAAATACAATGACCTGCGTGACCTCTTTTTTGTTCGCCGCTCGCAGGATTGTATAGCCGATTCCGAGACCTCCCATCCCTACTACTCCTTCAGAGCAGGTCCACGCTAGATAGTTTGACTCAACTTCCATCGGTGTCAAGCTCATCCATAGCCTCCCATCTATTAAAAATACTGGACATACCATCGGCTCGGCTCGCCAGTTTTTATTAAGGTAGTCATCACACCTCATTGTCACTTCCACGTGCCTAATTTCAATACCCTCCATCTTTGTTAAGGGCTTCTGTCCTTTCTTTAAACCCATGAACTTAATCTCCTGCCTCATAAATTCATCGGTAAACGGATTACTACTCTTCATATTATCTCCTCCCAGGTATATAAATATGTCCGCACCTTTTGCAGTACATTGTGGCGTAGTCAACGAACCCTTCGACACCTTTTTTAATTTGTTCTGGGGTTGGCTTAATGTCTTCTGACGCCGCGCAGGTGTAATCGTGACCTAATGTCCAACACCG